CTGATAGGTATGCGTTGTATGGATTGGACATAATATTATTTATTTAACCAAATAATATACGTAGTTTATACACAGTCACAAAAAAGCTACCCTAAGGTAGCTTTTCTATTAGGCTCCGCCGCCAGTTACGCCAGTGCCTTGTCCTCTACCAATTGGAAGACCGACGCCTAGTGTACCTGCTGTTTGTAAGCAGTTGTCTGGTTGAATTGTTAGCTTAATCATTGCAGGACCTTGTTCTGCATAGCTGATTGTTTCATAACTTGCAATAGTTACGTAGCAACCATAACATTCCCATGTTTCAAGGACTGTAGGTGTGTTTGCTCCGTTACCACCGTCTAACATTTCAATACGCATAACGAACTTGTAATCGCTGCCTGATGCTGCACTTGACTGCTCAAAGAAGTCAAATTGCTTTTGCATCTGTTCGCCTACTAGTTTGCTAACTGCACCGGTTACGTCATCACGTAAGTCGATAGCAATAGTTCCCCATGTAGGACGACCTGCATAGTGTAATGTTGAGTTGTAAACTTCAATCTTTTGATCAGCAAAAGTAGCTGTTGGACGAGCCGCTGTAGCTACTTGCTTGGTCAATTCTGTTGTCGGTGTGCTTACGCCAAAGTTTTCAAACATGATACGGAATCTGTATTTGAGTTTTGGCATCAACATGCCTTGAGTACTCGCGCTCTGGTCAGATGCTAGAGGTACTGTAAATCTTGATAATGATGCAATTGACATTTTATATGCTCCGTATGTTATAGACCTGCGATTTCACCAGTATTCTTCAATCTCAATGGAATGTAGATAAACTCTACAGCCTTGACTGGTTCGATAGCAACGTCTAGATACAGTTCGCTTCTATCAATTCTACTTGGTGTGTTGTTGCTTGTGTCACATACAACTAAGAAGTCGTATAGAGCACGTTGTCCAACTAGTTCTAACAATAGGCTTTCTGCCGCTTGTTTGATTTCATCGCGAGTGATCTTGTCGTTTGGTTCAAAGATGTATGGCTTAGCAAGTTGAGCAAACTGTCTACGTAAGTAAACAACTAAACGTGCTACGTTGATACGATCTAATGAACTTGCGTTTCTTGCACGAGTATACTGGCCATAGTTTACTAAACCTGTGCCTGTAATGAATGTTAACGGATTAACTTTAACTTGTGCAAGCGTGTCGCGTTGTCCAGTATTCAATGCTACTGATTGGAATTCACCTTCGCTAGTAATATAACCAACTGCTGTTGCGTTAGTAATACCACCACGACGTGTTCCTGCTGGTGCAAACCATGGATAGCTAACTTGGTCGCTTAGAGCGATTGTGCGTAACATCATGTGACTTGGAGGAACAACAACGTTGTTACCTAAGTTGTCACTTGTGTATCCCCATGGATAGAAAATACCTAAGTATTCGTCGCTTGATACTAAACCGTCATCGTTGTCTTCCAATGCGCCGTTTTGGTTTGTACCCCAGTTCAACAAGCTAGTTGCGTCTGGTGTTAAACGTGCTGGTGTGTCGCCAACGACAAATGCTGTTAGTCCGCGATCGTAGTTCAAGCTGATCATTTCGCCAATTAGTTCAGGATATCCTGGGCAAGCGATCAAGTTGAAAATACGTGATTCTTCGTCACGAATTTGTTGGTTGCTGTTTACAAGAGCTTGTAGAGCTTGTACAACAACTTTACGCTGTGCCTTGCGACCAAATGTACCTGCTCCGTTTTCTTGGTTGCCAGCTTCGCTGACCCAACGGTGCGGATAGTAATCAGTCATCAACTCGTCATTGCTTGTTCTGTAGTTTCTATCTAGTGTGTTAACATAGTCACGTACAAAACGCTTGACGTTAAATCCTGAACGACGTAAGTTCCATAGCAACATACCTTGAGGGTATAGTGCAGGATCTGGTGCGTCAAAGTCTAAGAAGTCGCTTTCTAGTAATTCAACAATAGAGCTAGCGTCGCCTGACTGACCGTCAGTATTCCAACGTGCGTCAGCAAACAAGCATCCGTCTTCTGTGCTTTGATCGCTGTTGTCAACTAAAACCCATTTCTTGGTTGTATAGTTCCATTTGTAGATCATTGGGAAGTTTTCTAAATCACTAGTGTCAACCCATAGATCGTTTTCTTTCAATTCAGTAGTACCGTCACTTTGTGTAGTTGGTGCTGTTGCAGATACTTGAGGTCCAGTTGGATCAGTGTCTGGGTTAGCATTTAGGTAACCTACCCATGTATCACCGTCGTGTACCATAATATCAACTTCGTCAATTAGACTGTTATACCATAGTTGGTTGTCTGCTGTTGTTGATGTAGGTGCGTCTTCGCTTGCTACATAACTTAGACCTGCCCAATACGAAGCAATTAATGTTGCATTACCTGCTGGGTCAGCGTACAAGTTGTTTGATGCGCTAGCAACAAAGCCAAGTACAGTTAAAGGATTTCCAGTGCCGTTAGTTAAACGAATGTCACCGCCTTTTGTGTGTTTGATAACAACTTGGTTTGCAGAGTTAACTGTTGCAACAACATTAGAGCCAACTCCAACACCTGCATTAACTGCGTTTGCAAATCCGTCTGCATCGGCGATAGTTTCTGTTACATCTGAACTACCAAATGTAATTGTTGAACTTCTTAAATCTGTAGATCCAGGTACGCTTTCTTCAATAGTTAAAATATAACTTACTTCATTGCTAAAACTAGCACCTGTTACAGCATTAGGTGATGTAATTGACAACTCACCAGTTCCTGTTCTTCTGTATAATTTAAAGTCTGCTTCAACATTGCCTGCGCCAAGCTCTGCATCATTAGTCTTAGCATACAATGTATTCACTGCTAAGTTTGCGCCGCCGCCAGTAGGATCAAGTGCTGCTAGGGCCGACTCGCCATTTGGATAGACTCCAACCGGAACTTCGCTAAAAGACTCTGTTGTAGAGCTATAACGCTTAACAATTAAGCTAGCACCTAGGTTAGGCTCAGTAGTCTTAAACCAGATAGAACCTGTTGGACGAGGTTCAGCACTTGTTGACTTGTACTGAGGAACTTGTGTGTGCTTGCTGATAGTTAGTTTAGGTGCATAGTATGTACCTGCTGCAATACCTAGAATGTTACCTTCAGCACTTGCTGCACCGTTGATTAACGATGTACCAGTATCAGCTGGTTCTTCTAGTAATAACTCATCAACATCACCGTTTAGATAAAATTCTAATTTACCAGTTGTTGAATTAAATGTTGCAGTAACACCTGTAATAGCATTTGTATTGATAATTGTTGCAAGACCGGATAATGATGTTGCACCTGTACAAGTTGTACCGTTTACTTTAATTGCCTTAGCCGAGGTAAAGCCTGCAGGTACTGCTTTGGATGTTACTACAGACCATGAACGTGTCCAGTCATTAGAACCAACTAGTACCCATGTACCTGAACTGTTCTTGTAGTACAACTGATTTAAAGTTGTGTATCCTGTTACTAAAGCATAGTCACCGATTGCACCGATAGAGCCCTTTGGTGCTCCTGATTCTTGATCGATTTGCTTTTCTAAATTAACAACGATCGGTGCTTTGTTAGCAAACTTTTGTCCGCCTGTAACGCTAGCATCAGCAGCGTTCCATTCAAAAATACCATAGCTTGAGCTAGCAATATCAAACCAGTGTTGACCGTTTTCTGGTGCGCCTGCCGGTTCGTTAGCAGTTGCGTCTAACTGTGCTAGGTCAATGTCTGCGCGAACTGCAAATACTCTGTTACTTACGCCTAAGTAACTGTATGCAGCTTGCAATCCATATTCGTTTTGTTCGCCAGCGTGTACAGGGTTGTTGTTAGCATCAGTCTTAAATACAGGAGTACCAAAGGTATCTGCAAGATCTTTCTGACTAGTTAGCAAGTAAACCTTACCAGCGTTAGCTTGTTGGGTGCCAGGAGCAATACCTGTTCCGGCAGCGTTTTGTTTGTTCTCTTCGGAAGTAACAATAATTAAAGGGGTTGTTCCAGGAGCGGCTGGGGTATAGAAGCTCTCGTCTATAACTGATACGCTTACGCCTGGTGAACTAAGTTGAGCCATATTAT